AAAGATATACGTTTACCTACACCCCCTGGTAGGCGGGTTTTGAAGGAATACTAAGGAAAGTTTAAAAACTGAGGAATTTTTGAAAACTGGGGTTCTCTTTTTTTTTTTTTTTTTACAGTAGAAGAGCCTAGCCCAGCAGACGTCCCAACTCCAGTAGAAGGCGAAAAGTCACCCGCAGGGGGGTGTAGAGGATTGCAGGGAAACGTAAACTTTGCAAACAACCGGAGCAAACAAAAGCAAACAATTAAAGAAGGAGAAAGCAGAAAGCAATTTAAAATAGTTTGAAAAACAAGCAAACTGTTGTTGTAAAGACACGTAAAAAGTGTTAAAGTGTAAAAGATGAACAAAACAAAACAAACACAAATGAAACACTTAAACAGAAAAGGAACAAACAGAAAAGGAACAAACAATGGATTACACTAAAACAGCAGAAGAAAGCCAAGCTAATGACAGGCAAAAGCTAAAAGAGGAAATACAAGCAAAACAAGAAAAAGCACAGATATTCAAACATCAATATAATAAGAAAATCAAAACATTAATGGAACGAGCAGAAGAAGCAGAAAAAGCAGAAGCAGAAAAAGAGGAGCAAAAATCATGACAAGAAAAGAGAAGAAAACAGAAGTCATTTATCCATTACTTTCAGAAGGTACGTTGACACCTGCATATGGCAGGGATTATAAGAGAAAAGAAACAATTATCCAAGATTTTAGAAATGGCAAGGATTTTTACTTCAATCAAGGAAGGACAAAGATATATTGTTCTATCAGAGATGGGGTGATAGGTGAAATGGTAAAACTAAGATACGACAGAGGAAATCAGGCGATATTTTATTGCATAACAGCTCAGGACTTTATGACCAGCGGAGATAGAAACAGATGAAGAGAAAAACTAGAAAAACATTAATAACTCTTGATAACAAAAGCCTGGGAACTTATAAAATCAAACTATTCTTAAATGACATTTATCAACCATATCAGGATTGTTTCGCCAGTAGTATAACTGAAGCAATAGAAATGGCGGAAGAAATAGAAGAAACAGAACAGGAAGTTCAGCAAGATTTCTGCAAAGCAGCAGAGAAAAGAGAGAAAGAAATGGAAATAGAAATAAAGAAAGAAACCGAATATCCAATTCACGAGAGTGAATCAGGAGAGTTAATCGGTTGGTTGAATGTAGTAGAAAATGAAGAACTACCCAAGGTGCTATGTATTAGAGATATAGCATATATGCAGGTTAAAATACCAAATATACTCTGTCCACAGGGAATAGGAGAGTGAAAAAGAGAAAGAAGAGAAAACAAATAGGACTGGTTCTAATAGGATTAGTTCTTTTGTCCGGATTATGGACAAGGTCACTAAAACAAGAGCAAAACATAATCCAGACAAATTATCCTAACATAGCAATAAGGATAGTAAACGAAAAACCAGAAACAAAATGGAAACTAAGTAAAAAAAGACTAACAAGAAGGAGAAAGACAAATGAGCAAAAATCCAAAGAGTATAGTAATTAGCTTTAGACTATCGCCCGTAGTAGTTGCAAAAGCAATAGACGGGTTGAAGCACTATGACAAAAGCGCGGATATAACAAAGTTGTCAAGTATTATTAAACAAACAGCATTACACGGGATTAATTACTTGACTGGAACTTTGCCCTGGGAAGCAAGCGAAGAAAGCCAGAGAATAGTTCACGAGTTAACAAGCCAAGGCAAGAAGAGAAACGGACTTGAAGAACTTATACTCAATCAAGGAGCGCAGCGACTCCCAGAAGAAGAAAAAGAATCAGAAAAACCAACTCTCTCTCAACCAATCAATCAGTCAAGACCAGCCAGGTCATACTTGGAGAAAGAAGAAGCAGAAAAAAAGGAAACAAAAGCAGAAATAGAAACACAATCTACCAAAACAAATGTAACTGACTTCAGTATGAGCGAGGAATTAATGCAAGAAATAGAGGAAAAAGAAACCGAGTAAAAAAAGCCTTTCCAAGTCCGTTCAAACATTGAACGCACAGTATAGCACTTCTAAATTGAAAGGAAAAAATCAAATGATAACATCTGAAACAGAACTTAAACGGCTCAAAGAAGTCCGAGCAAAGACAAGATTAAATGCTACTCAAATAAGCAAAAGATTCAAAGTAGTTAATCGGTTGTATGGCAAAGTAAACCTGGACTATGATAGACAAATGGCAGAATATAAAAAAGCCGACCGAGCTTATGCTTTCGCAATACATGAGAATGAAAAGAGAAAAAGAAAACCAAAAGAGACTAAACCATATGATTCAACTAAGAAAACAGCAGCCAAGGCATTAAAGGCATTAGAATCCTTGCCAAAAGAATTAAGAGACAAGATAATTGCCGATGCCCAAGACGGGTTGTTTTAAAAAGGAGAAGAAAAAATGAAATTCAGAGCAGAAAAACACAAAGAAGTTTTAACTGTTTATCAAAAAATAATAACTGATTATAAAGAAAAATTAGCTAATCCAAAGCCAGAGTCAGCTATTCTTTGGGAAATAGGAAATGAATTTGAATCATCAGATTCAGTCTCAAATGTCGATTGGCTAGGTGACATAAGAATTTGTATTTATATAAACGGCTCGATAAATGAATATGTTTTTGAATCATTACTTGACGAATTAGATGAAATTGTTTCATATTATGATTATCATTTGAATTTTATAGCATCTAAATTTGATTCTTGGGATAATGAATACAAATATGTTTATTGCAAAAATGAAATGGAAATTTATCAAAGTATATATAATATCGAAGATTCATATTTTATTGTTTCTTTTAAAGGAAATTCTTGCAAAAGTATTGAAACAGGTAAAATGATTCCCGAAACAAAACAAGTTTGTAATATGATTAATTAAAAGAGGAGACTTCCTTATGCACAAATATAAAGGAATAGAACTGAATCAAGACCAGTCAAAAGCAGTAGACGCAGCTCTTTCAGGCAAGAATCTAATTATCCAAGCACCAGCAGGAAGTGGAAAAACATTAACTCTGCTCGTATTTGCTCGAAAGACAAATGGAAAAGGATTTAACATTACGTTCTCAAAGAATAGCACCATTGCAGCAAGTAAGAAATTTCCCAAAAACTCAACCATCTGCAAAACAGGCCATGCACTTGCCTTTGGTAAAGAAGGGTATAAATATAAAAACAGACTAACCAAGCTAACAGGAAACAAGTTAAGAGAACTTCTTCCTCGTTCCTCTCCAGGTATTTATAACACTGAGAATAACAAAGCATACCAAATAATCGAAACAATAAAACATTTCTGCTATTCCGCAGACGAAACAATCCAACCCTGGCATGTACCAACTCCCATAACTACTGCAACCAAGTATGTAATAGACGAAAGTAAAAAAGAACTTGCAGAACTTTCTTCTCAAATCTGGCAAATGATGATAAACATTCATCATCCAGTTCCAATTACTCACGATGTGTATTTGAAAATCTGGGCACTAAGTAAACCAAAGTTAAACAAGGACTTTATTTTATTTGATGAATCGCAAGATGCAAATCCAGTTTTACTCGATGTGATTTTATCACAAGAGAACAGCCAGATTATTTTCGCTGGAGACAGGTTTCAACAAATATACTCTTGGCGTGGAGCAGTCAACGCAATGACAAGGGTGAAATTTCAGCAAATGGAAATAACTCAGTCATTTCGTTTTGGACAAGAGATAGCAGATTTAGCCAACCGAATAATCAATTCCTATTCAGACCCAATAAACCATATTAAACCAATCAAAGGCTTGGATAAACCTTGTGAGATAGTTACAGAGAAAAAAGGATTAATTCCAAATTGTATTATTTGCCGTACAAATGCTGGATTAATAAACGAAACAATCACATGCCTGACTCATAAGTTCAAAGTATTCATCCTGGGCGGACCACAGCCATTAATAAGCTTGATTGAAGGAATAGAAGCTTTAAAAAGAGGAAGGAAATCACATCACTTTGAACTAAAACTATTCAAGAATTATGATGAATTTGTCGAGTATGCCGAGTCACCGCAAGGCGGAGGATTAAAAGGAGTTTTAAATATAATCAAAAAACATAGCTTTACAGATTTGTTATCTTACCTTTACCAGACACAAGAAAAACCTTCGCCAGATGCAATTACCATAACCACAACTCACAAAGCTAAAGGCTTGGAATGGAAGATAGTAAAACTATCCTCAGACTTCAAATATCCCTCAGATATGACTGAAGTAATCTCTCAAGAAGAAACGAACATTCTATACGTCGCAGTTACCAGGGCACAAGAAAAGCTCCTGGCCTATGACTGTCCAGCATTAGACCCTTCTTCTCTTAAAAACGGAAAAGATTACTGGGATATCATAAAAACTAATAAAGGAGAAAACTTACTATGAAAGAAAAAAGAAAAGCAGAAAGAAGACAACGTACTGAGACACTTTATGCCTCAGATAGACGAAAATTTGACAGAAGAAAAAAATAAAAAAGTTTCAAATTTTCGAAAACTCCTCTTGACAAAACGTTTTTTACGTGATATATTAGTAACAATGAATACGGCTCTGTGTGGAATTTTCCGTACACCAGCCAACGGGGACAACCCCATTTTAAAACCTACCTTAATTAAGGAGAACAAAATGACAGATTTTATTACAAACGCAGAAAAAGTTAACCGAAGTATTACTCTTGCCTTACCTGGAGTTATGGAAACAGAGACTCTGGCTGACTTGGTAGCTTTGGTTAACGAGGACTTCTGCCTTAACAAAGTAAAAGGTGCAATGATTATCATGCTCCGTAGCATTATCCGTGGCAAACTTGAAGCGAAAGTCAAAGATGAGAAAGGTAACGATACTGAAGATTTTGTTAATTCTGACAAAGACATTCTTAAAGCCTGGGATGTTAAATGGATTCCAGAACTCAGAGTCCAGAAAACAGCAGAAGAAAAAGCACTTGATACCTTGCAAGGTCTTTCTCCTGAAGAAATGCAGGCTGTTATGGCAAAATATGCGGCTGGACAGAAAGAAGCAAAATAACAAAAGTTAAAGTAGTTTAATATCATTGGGGGGGAGCAAGTGAGAAATTAAAGAGAATTATATCTCTTTTGGGAACTTTTTCTTGCTCCCCTTAATTACGGGGAGAACATCATGACTAACTCTATTCCAGCAACAAAATCCAAATCAAAAATCAAGCCATTAGAGAACAAAATCTTTTCTCTTGAAGAAGAAAAGTATGAGCTTCTTGAAGAAATGTATAAGTCTGGCCTTCGCACCAGACCGAGTATCATGACTAAAATTAGAAAAAAAGAAGCAGAGACACTTCAAACTATTAAATATGTTATTGCTGATTGTGAAAAAATCACAGGCAGACAATTTCCTCATTCTGTTCTTTGGCCTTCCGAAAGAGTTAAAGAAGAATTTTATGCTAATTGTCTTATGCCTTCTACAAAATGAACTATACTGAAAAAATAGACTACTCTTCTCTTTCCACATATATGGAATGTCCAAGGAAGTTCCTTTTCCAGTACATTTTCCATCTTCGTGGAGGGAAGAATATCCATCTTGTTTTCGGTTCTTGCTGGCATTATGGGCTTGAAGTAGTTTATCAACAAATCCAGGCAGGAGAAAAGTTTACAGTTAAACAAGCTACACAGCTTGCTATTTTATCCTTTAATAAACTCTGGCAAATTGAAGGTTCTAAAGCATTTCCAAATGAAGATACTATCTTTCCTAAATCACCTGGGCACGCTGCAAATGTATATTATAGATTCTTCACCAGATACCTTGAAGAAGATCAAAAACATCAAATACTCGCAGTCGAAGCCCCATTCGCCCTTGACTTGTCTCAACACACTCCAGGCTTGCCAAATTACATCGGCAGACTTGACTTAGTTCAATTAAAGAAGAGACTCAATAGCTTACTCATAACCGATCATAAAACAGCCAAAGCAGTAAACATGAGCACTTTACCTGGTTTTGAAATGTCACTGCAAACCGCAGGATATATGATTGCAGGTTTCATGTATTACGACCGTATTCCTGAAATGATGTATAATATTTCTTTATTCCAAAAAACAGCAATTAAATTCCAACGATATACTATTAACAAACGAAAACTTGAACTCGAGCATTATTTCGAGGATATATGTTATAATGTTCAAAATATACTAATCGAGCTAATTACTCTTGAAGAAGATTATGAAATCTGGACTAAACGAAATGATATTATCAAATCTTTTCGCAGAAACCCTGGTTACGCTTGCACAAGTTACTTTACTACCTGCGGATACAAGCACATATGCTCTATGAGAAATAATCCCTTGCTTTGGAAAGACAATCCTCCTAAAGGATTTATTGTCAACGAATGGGATCCAGATACACATGAAGCAGATATGAAACGAAAGTTAAAAGAAAGGGAATAAAAAATGGATTTAAGTAAAGTAAAAGTAGGAGACGAGGTTTACAGTATCCTCAAAGGCTGGAAAGAAGTAGAAGAGTTATTTCTTTCCACTTTTTTGGTGACTAATGAATATGTAAAAAACAAGCAACAATATTCAAGCACCACTGAGTATTATAAAAATGGAAAACGAGACCTATGTGACGTCAACCCTGAAATAACAGCTTGGAAACCAAAAAAACGAGAATAAAGTTATGACAAACACAAATCAATGTAAACCATTTCAAACAGAAGTTCCTCAAGACTGGTTCTTTTCTTTTGGCTATGGTCAAGCACATCCAAACAAATTTGTCCGAATACATGGCACACATAATTCTTCTCGAGCGGAAATGTTTCGTAGATATGGACAGAAATGGTCATTTCAGTATCCAGGAACAGTTAAACAAGAGCAAGAATTAAACTCTCATTTCATGACAGAGTTAAACGAATAAGAAAGGAACTCTCATTATGACAAATCCATTTACATCTTTCCAACCACCAGACAATGTATTCGACTTAACATTTCTTCTTGTCGGAAACAGCGGAAGTGGCAAGACAGACTTTATTTCCAAATACACTAAAGGCCCAGTTCATTTTTACATGGCTGACAAAGGAGGTGAAAAGACAATAATAAAAAACTTGGGGAAGAGCAAGAGAACGAACATCTCTATTGACATTATGTCAGGAAATGAATTCAAATTCTCTGATTTCTGGTCTAAATTCCAAGAAGATGAAAAGATAGGTAAGTTTGAATATCTTGCTAAGAATAATGGTATCCTTTGTGTGGACAGCTTGACAGCTTTGAATGCCAAAGGAATCAAAGAAATTCTTACAAAAGATAATAAGCTCCCTTCTGGAATCGGTAGAAAAATTGACCATCAAAAAGGAATGAATGTGGCTCATTGGGGACAGCTCTTAAATTGGATGCAGACATTTGTTTCAACTCTCCAAGACTTACCCTGTGCCGTAGCGATAACAGTTCACTTGCACGTACTTATGAACAAAAACCAAGAAGTAGTAGCACGCTACCCTTCAGTCAACGGTCAATGGAGACAACTTCTCCCTGTGGATTTTGACGAATGTTATCTTTTAGAATTCAAACAATCAACCCAAACTATCCATTTCAAAGAACGAAACAAGTTCGAAGCAAAATCTCGTTCTTTTTCAATGGATAAGAAGAAAAACCCAAATTTAGACAAGCTTGTTACAGCTTACTTAGCTCAACAAGATACTTTTTAACCCGAGTAGAAAAGGAGAAAAATGAACAATGGAAAAGTACACTGGAACTAAAACAATTAAAGCAAAAGTAATGACTCGTGGAGATTATAACAAGTTTCGGGAATGGGATATTCCTGAAAATGAAAATCCAAATGAATCAGGCTATCTTGTTGGTTACTCTGATGCCAAAGGAAATTTTGATGGTAGCTTAAAAGAAGGATGTCATTATCTTTCTTGGAGTCCAGCTGATGTATTTGAAGCATCATATGTTAAAAATACTATATAACTCATAACTACAATTTTATTTTTTAACCCGAGTAGAAAACCTACTCACTCATTAGGAGAATTTATTATGACAGGAATGATTCCAAACCTCGCACACATCAAAGACCAAGTAGTTCTTAAGCTCGATTCACCGAAAGAAATGGATCTTATCATCACCAAAATGATTATCGGCAAATGTAACTCTGGCAGAACCAAGGCAGATTTCATCATTCAAATGGATGGAGAAGACGATGCTAAAGCAATCTTCCATTCTGTAAACTTCGGTAATCATGGGGAGTATCAAGATGACGATGAAGCCACAAATGAAACTATGTGGAGAATGCTGAAAGAGTTTATCAAGTCTTTAGGTCTAGATCCGGAAGAAGAACATCCAGCAGAGGATTTTATCGATTTAGAAATTGTCGGCTTGGTTGGCTATGATTCCGGAGAAGTTGAAGATGACAATGGTAATCTTGTTCCTCAGTGGCCAGAGAAAAACGTATTACTCAAAGTAATACCTCAAGGAGACTAATCCTTAGTCGGTTCATTTACCTAACGAACTGTGAAAGGGAAAGGGCGAGTTTAGTACCTTTCACAGTTCTTAAAAAAGGAAAATCTTATGGAGTATTTATATCTTTTTTTAATTTGTGTTATTATTGGAATATTACTTAGTAAATAAAAAAAGGAATCTTAATCATGAAACTTCTTTACATAGCAGCACCATATAGAGCTAAGACAATCATCTCTCTGCAACAAAACATTCACGAAGCAAAACTCATGGCAATGTATTATTGGAACAAAGACTACGCAGTCCTTTGTCCTCACTCAAATTCTGCGAATTTCGATGGCCTGCTTTCTGATGATAAGTTTCTTGAAGGAACTATGCTCATGCTTGCAAAATGCGATTTAATCGCAATGCATCCAAATTGGCAACAATCCGCAGGTTGTCTAAATGAACATAATTTAATGATTAACACAAAAGGATCTGGGTCAATTCTTTTTCCAGAGTGGGATGAGATACTAACTATTTTAGACAAAATATACCTGGATGCCTTATGAACATCACTCAATTAGAAAAAAAGATTTCAGCTGCAAATCTTGCTTTCATTCAAAATATGCCAATATACACAGACACAGAATATGATTTGTTTTGGCAAAAACTCTTTGCTCTCGACCCAGAAAACCCAATCCTCTATCACACGACAAATAATCCAAATTATTCTAACTTATCTATGCACAAGTACCAGCTTTTCGGCACTCAGAAAGCATTTAACACAGAAGACTTGCGACCTTTTTTCACTCGTTTTGGAAGCGACAAATTAGTCTTAGAACCTAAATATGACGGCTGTGCAGCAGTAGCCTATAAAGGTCAGAATTCTCTCTCCGACAAGCTTATTCTCTCAGGCGATGGAATCAAAGGTCGAGATGTATCAAAACACCTTGCTAACATTTCCGAAGGCATTTATCTTCCCTTCTATCATAACACACAATCAGTAGAGCTTATAATCTCTTGGGATGATTGGGATGAAGGTTTTGGCGCTAATCCTCGTAACGTCGTCTCTGGCTGGATTCAAAGAGATAACCTTGACCCTGACTTAGCTAAATACATTCAAATAGTATCACATAACGCAGGCTCATTATCTTCCTCTTATCTCTTCTCCGGCAATTTCGATCACCTTAATGAAAAACTTCTGTCATGTTATCATCAATGGTCGCAACTCTATCCTATCGATGGTATTATGATAAAAGTCTTTGATGAAGAGAAACGTCTTATAACTGGTAACACATCTACCTATTACAACTGGTCTATTGCCTGGAAACCGCCCATGCAAACTAAGAAAACTCTCGTCACAGAAATTCTTTGGAACACATCTCGAAGTGGAAAAGTCATTCCAACAGTTTGTTATGAGCCAATAGAACTTTGCAGTACCACAAACTCTAAAGCAACTGGCAACAATGCTAAATGGATTCAAGATAGAGGCATTGAAATAGGTTCAACTATCATCGTTGGCAAAGCAGGAGAGATTATTCCCAAGATACTGGATGTAGAGGAAAGATAAAAAATTTGTTATGGCCTATGCAACAACCGTGCCAATAAATTCAAAAAGAGAAAATAAAAAAGTATGGTTGATATTAAAATTCAACACCACAAAAATCTTTCTGTCGTCACTCTCAGAGCCAGTGAGTACCCGTGAAACACCGTGGAACATTTTGTTTGTGACGTGGGTCACATTCCAGTTTTAATGGTCTTAAACAACCGATTCAAAAACCGTGCCAGAAGGACAAGAAAATAAAAATAAAATAAAAAAAAAGCCTTGACAAATAAGATGGGAGAATAAAAATGAAACAAAAAATTGATGTAGATAAATTTAATCAAGAGTATAAAAAAATAAGAATCATAATTAAAATTACCTTATGTAATATGATAGCTAAATGCGAACATGATATTCATCCAGAATATATTACACATGGAAGAAAAGGAATACAAGTTTGTTCTTTATGGAAAAGTAATCCTGAAGCATTTGTTGGTTGGTGCTTAGAGCAAGGTTATGACCCTGAACTAAATGTGTATAGATTAAATGCACATAAAGATTATACACCTGAAAATTGTATTCTTATGCATCCATATGATCACCAACAAATTTATAATGACAATGGAAATAGTGAGGAGCCAATTTCATGATACCTACTATTTGTCCGACTTGTAATTCTCCTCTCTCTTGGGAAGGTGTTCATCTCATTTGCACTTCTTCCCGCTGCATTGCTCAGATGATTAAGAAACTTTCTTATTTCTATTCTGACAAAGGTATGGAACTGAAATCTATCGGAGAATTTATGATAGGAGATTTATTTGAAGACCCATTAGCCTATCATATTCTTGCTCAAACTCCATATGCTTTACTTGAACCAGAGGTATTTGACTTTGTTCTATTACTTAAAAAAATCTGGGGAGAAAAAAGATACAAGATTTATAGAGAGAATCTGGCTAATTTATCCAAATCTCCAATTCATTTTATCTCTGCCTTAGGTTATGATAAGCTGGCTTATAAATCTGTTCTCAAGCTATGGTACTATGTATTCGAAAATCAAGAACTTAAAGGAGTATCTAAGACAGCACAAACTAACTTCTCTGAAGGGTATTTAATCTATGAGAAAGCTAAAAAAGAACTAACTAACTTTTCCTTTCTTCCTGTTCCTCCAGTACCTAAGATAATGTATTGTATTACTGGCAAGCTTTCTGTATCTCGAACTGAAATGATAGATTACCTCTCTGCTTATCGTTGGTCTTTTTCTAATCAAGTCTCTCGTTATGTAGATATTTTGATTGTTGGTGACGAACCAGGGAAAACTAAAACTCGCAAAGCCAAGGAACTTGGGACACTGACTATTAATGAAGATGAAATAAGTGAAAAAATATAAACTTAATCAAGGAAGGCAAAAATGAATGAATCGTATCAAAACATTGAAGTAAAAAAAGCTACAGTGAAGATTGAAAAATCCCTGTATCTTTTTGTCAAAGGAAACTTTTATCATGGACAGTTATCCAAGTTAATTAGAAATGTATTCGAATCAGTCCAAATACTTATTTTAAGAGGTAAGATTAATGATATAATTCTTTATATTTCTGGCCAAAGGAACTTAACACTACCGAGAGTTACAAAGAAAAAAGAGAAAGGATAGATGACATGGAAGCAATAACTAAAAAAGATGTTTTAACTATGACAGCAGCTATTGTAGCAGGTATACTCGCAAATCCAATAAATGGAAATATTGGTACAGACCAATGGCAACAACGAGAAATTATTACAATGACTTTTCAAAATGTTATGAGTACTTTTACTTCTCTTGGTATTCCAATGGAGCAAGAATAATCTCATGACTATCCTTATGAACAGAATAAAAACAACAGATTTCTTATCAAAACCAATCCCTACTCAATTGGAACTTATTCTATCTATCCAATCCATGCGAGTAGAAGGACTGGCAAATGCGAAGAAACCTAAGAAAAGAAAAACTAAAGCCAAGGGTAAAAAGAGAAAAGCTAAGGCTCGTGGTCTCTCTGCTGAACAAAAAGCCCTAAGAGCCTTGAACAAGCTTTCTCCTGCACAATTTGCATTAATTCAAAAACAATTAAATAAAAAGGAACTCTCCTAATGACAAAAAAGAAAGTTACAAATCTCTTTTCTATTGAAGAACGAAAACCAAAAGATATAATCATCACAAATCGTAGCCGTATTGACAAAGGTAAGCTAGAAAAACTTACCAAAGCTATCTCTACTCAAGGACAACTTAATCCTATTCTCATAACATCTGATAATGAATTAATCGCTGGAGAAAGACGGACTTTAGTATGCAAAAAACTCAAGCTTCCAGTTCTCTGTCGTATCATGCCCAATCTCTCTGCTGACGATAAACTCCTTATTGAACACATGGAAAATGATGCAAGGAAAGATTTCACTTGGTCAGAAGAACTAATGCTCAGGTATAAAATCCACAACTACTGGATCAAGAAAGCATCTGAATCCTCTCCTCTTCTTTCCTGGTCTTTTAAAGACTCAGCTAAAGAATTCGATTGCTCTGTAGGAGGGTTATCTACTGACCTTACTCTCGCTGCAATGATAAATGTTTTTCCTGACCTGGTCAACTGCACTTCCAAGGGCCAGGCAAGAGAAGCATCTAAAAAGATGGCTGAACAAGCAGCAGCATTTAAAAAAATGGACTCGATGTCTGACGATGAAAAATTAAAAATGGCATCACTTATGTCAGGAAATGCAATTAAAAAACAACCTCTTAAGAAGAAAGCCTCTCCGGTCATCTGTGCAAAACATAATGATAACATAGAAGAACTCATTGAACATGATTCAGCTAAGAATCCGACTTCTTCAGTCGGTTCAAATGTTGAACGGACTGTGGAAGAGCCATCTACAGCTGAAGAAGAAAAAGATCTCTCTGATGAAGTTTCATATGTAGTCGAAGACCTCTTTACCTTCGTTCCTAAATTCCCTAACGAATCAATAGGCTTCATAGAACTCGATCCTCTTTACGCAATTAACTATGATGAAAATTATCAGCAGAAAAACGAACAAGTACAAGACAAAAAAGATTGGACAGCAGATGAACTAATCCACTTCTATGAAACTATGTTTCCAATTTACTACTCCAAACTAATGCCTAATTCCTGGATGTTATGTTGGCTTGGAAAAGAATGGGTTGAAGATGCAAATGAAATTGCTTCTCGTGCCAAGTTCAAAACTCAACCATTTGGAATCTGGGCTAAGAATGGCGGTTCGGTCAATCGACCAAGTACAACTATGGTAAGTACATTTGAATGTTTCATTCTCCTCCGCAAAGGAAATGCTACTTTTAACATCCCGTCTTTTAAAAACATAGTCTCCTGTCCTGCCAGTCCAGGGTCAACTAAAACTCACCAATGGGAAAAGCCAATCAAACTTTACGATATCTTCTTTGAAGCTTTGGCTCGACCTAAAACAGTTTTTCATTCTTCTTTTGCTGGTTCAGGCAACTGTCTTATCTCTGCTAAAAAAGCAGACATGATTCCTATCGGCTGTGACTTAAGTGAAAAAGATGCTACGCAGTTTTATTATAAATACAAAAAACATTTTATGGAGATATAATTATGCCAGCTAAAAAAACAACACCAATAAAACGTAAGAAGAAAGCAGAAAAAACTACTTCTGAAACTACTTTAGCAGGAAAAGCAATGAAAAATGTTACTCATCATTTCAGTAAAAGATCACCTATTTGCCTTCACTCCAACCTTGTCCCCATAGAAGTATCCTTTATCCGAATAACTCATCCAAACGGATACAACGAGCAACCGAAGTGTGAATTTTATGTAGGTATTTCTCTTGCTACTGCGTTCAGGGTAAGAAAATACTACTGTCCTGAGTGTAAGGAAATTATCAAAGCCCCAAGTATTTATGCAGAGGAAAAATAAAAGGAGTGAGATATGACAAAATTATTTGAAATAAAAAACTGTCAACAATGTCCTAATTTTTGCCCAAGAGGATATTTATTATATATTTGTTGGTTATCAGATAGAAATATAACACCAGGAGATGGTATTCCCAAATGGTGTGAGTTGCCTGATGCTAAATGGATTCTTTTTGAAGAATTTGACCTTGAACCAAATGAGGGTTGGTGTTGGATTACTTATAAAGGTCGAGTTGTTGAAGCATACAGAGACTATACTGGAACATTTAAATTTAGTCCATACAGTGAAAATTGTTATCTGAATGAATGTATATCTCATGCTCAGTTAATGATTATACCAACCCCACCAGATAAGAAATAAATTATGAAAGGACTTCTATGAACATAATTCCAAAGATCCCAGACAAACCAATACCTAAAATTCCGTCTGTAGATTCTGCTCAATTTGCCTATTCACCTAAACTAAATGTCTCTTGTCCGCCTACAGATAACATTAACTCTGCTCGATTTGCATTTGTATCTAATCTCCCTACTCATATTGAATGTAAAAAGAAAGCTCCGTTCTCTGGCCCTCGTTCAGGTCAATTCAATCGGGCCTTAGCAGTAGTGAGAATACCTAAATACGAGTGCTATATAACCCATGCAGTTAAAGCAGATTGGATGAAGGAATTTTCTATCATTACAGAAAAAGGAAAGAAGTGTCCTGAGTGGGGAATCTTACAAGCAAATCTTATTAAAGAACTTTCTTTCTTTAAAGGAAAGATAATAGTCCTCCTTGGTGAACTTCCCATGAGACTTCTGCTTGACGACCCGAGAATAAATTCAATTCACAAGTACAGAGGTTCATTCTATCCTGCTGAACAATTCCCTCATCTCGCTAAACCTCTTAAGGGAAAAATAATCCTATGTTCCTATCATCCCGATTACACTGGCATAGGAAAGAACAAAGACCCTAAGGCATTTTACACTCTTGTCTCTGACTTAACTCGTATGCTAAATGTAGAAAAAGATACGTCTATTTTAACTTCCAAAGTAGATATAAAAATAGATCCTCGTTTTGACCAAGTTATGAAATTCTACAAGCTAATCGAAACAAAATCCATATGTGCCTTTGACATCGAAGCTCCTCCTGATTTCATGACTTGCTTTTCTTTAGCTATACGAGATTCCGACCGAGTAACTTCCATGTGCATTCCACTTATGGATAACAGAGGAAATTTCTGGTCACCTCAACAAGAACTCGAAATCATTCAAGGCCTGGCTCGTATTCTTGGCAATCCTGAGATAAGAAAAGTAATGCAAAACGGTATGTTTGATATCACCTACTTGCTTCGTAAGTATCAAATCTTTACAGATAACTTTTACTTCGATACCTTGCTCGCTCAACATCTTTGCTACACCGACTTGCCGAAAGGCTTAGGCTATCTTACCTCTGTCTATACCTACGAACCTTACTACAAAGATGAAGGAAAGAAAGTTCATTTCGAACTCCAGAAAGATTGGCGAAGCTATTGGAAATACAACGCTAAGGATTCTGGCTATCTTTTCCAAATCATGGACGAGCTTAAGAAAGAACTCAAAGACTTTGAAGCAGAAGATGCCATGACTTATCAAATGGAACTTCATAAACCGCTCATTGAAATGTTTTGGAATGGTATTCTTGCAGACACAGAAGGCATTGCAGAGTATCGAACTCAACTAGAACTTGAACTCATTAAACATCAAGAAGAACTCAATCAAGTAATCGGCAAGGAACTGAACACAAACTCTTCTCCTCAAATGATTGCTTATTTCTACGGCACTTGTATGATTAAACCATATATAAATCGTAAAACTGGTAATCCATCTTGTGATGCAGTAGCTCTTTCTCGTATTGCCAAGGCAGGAAAAAAAGGTTCTCAAGCTGCTCGAATCATCATGCTAATGCGTACTAAAGGAAAGCTTCTTTCAACTTACTTCCGTGTTAATCTCGACTCTGATAACAAGCTCCGCTGCTCTTATAACATTCCAGGAACTAGTTCTGGCAGACTCTCCTCTGAAGCGACTTACTTTGGTACTGGAGCGAATCTACAAAATCAGCCTTATATCTTTAAGAAATATCTTCGTCCCGATCCAGGATATTTTCTTACTGAATACGATCTTGCAAGAGCAGAAGCCCATGTCGTAGCTTATCTTGCTCAAGACGAAGCAATGATTAAGGCATTTGAATCTGGAGTAGATGTCCACTCCTTCAATGCAAGTAAAATTTTCGACTGCTCAATGGAAGAAGTTCAATCAGAAGAAAAAATTCCAGGCAAGCATACGATGCGTGATCTTGGCAAACGTGTTGTTCATGCAAGCAACTATTCAATGGGATCTCTTACCTTTTCAGACAACCTTGCAAAAGATAATATATTCATGTCTGTAGCAAAATGCAAACGAATGCTTAATGCTTATGGAGATAGATTTCCTTCTCTTGCAAAGTGGCAAAGAAGAATAGATGCAGAAGTATCTGAACATAAAATTCTTTATAATATGTTCGGCAGACCTAAACGTTTCCTTGGTCTCATTGGCCCAGCTTTATTTAGAAATGCTTATTCTTACATTCCCCAATCAACAGTAGCAGAACTTCTTAATAAAGGTATGATTAAAATGAGTAATGATTATAGACTTAATTCGTTACGTTATAATATTGACATGCTTACCACTGTACATGATTCAGTAATCACTCAAACTCCTTTCATCCAGAAACCTAATTTCTTAAAGATTTCTCAAATCATTGACGACCATATGTCATATACGTTTACTCACTTGGGTCGAAGTTTTAAAATAGGTTTAGATGCAAAAGTAGGTTTGGTCTGGGCAGGTAAGACAGCAGAGATTGAAAGTTTTACTCAAGATAATATTAACAAAGCATTTGATAAAATAGGAATTTAATTCGCTATGTCTCGACAACTATCTGATTGGTTAGAACATTATATGCTCTTCACCCAGAACACTGAGTGTCCTACTCTTTACAATCTCTGGTCTGGGATTACAGCTATCTCCTCTGCTCTCCGTCGTAAGTGCTTTTGCAATTGGGGATTACGAGGATACATTTATCCCAACTTTTACATAGCTCTTGTTGGCCCACCTGGAGGAAGAAAAGGAACGGCTATGAAAATAGCCAAGTCCATGGTCTATTCTCTTGAGATTCCTATGGGCAGTGACTCACTTGGCTCTACTCAGGCATTGTATAAAGAAATCATGGAATCAGAAACAGAGTATCAAGACTTTAACAAACTGACAAAAAAACACAAATCTCTTTCCGTCTGGTCAGAAGAATTTCAAGTCTTTCTGTCTGAACGTGACCCTACTCTTATAGCTTCTCTTACTGACTTATTCGACTGTGCTGATTCATGGAAATATTCTACTATGAAACGTGGAGTAGAGGATATTTCTAACTGCTGGCTAACAATTATCGGAGCAATAACTCCAAGCCTTCTGCAAAGCAAACTTTCTCAAGATGCAGTAGGTGGAGGATTACTTTCAAGGATTATTTTTGTAGTAGGATATGGGGCAAGAAAAAAGATTGCATTGCAGTTTCTTAGTAAAGACGACCTTGCCTTACAAGCAAAACTTGCTCAAGAGCTTCAACGAATTGCTTTGCTTGGCGGGCCATTCAAACTCAAGCGAAATTTTTTAACTTCTTACATTGATTGGTATGAAAACTACTCTTCTGCCGAAGGAGTATCTAATGATAAATTTCTCGGTTACAATGCTCGTCGAGCCTTGCATCTTAATAAGCTTTGTATGATTATATCTGCAAGTGAAAATGATGATATGGAAATCCATGCCAGACATTTTAAAAAGGCTTTAGCAATTCTCGAAGCAACTGAGCAGGAAATGCCAAATGCTTTTCAGGGTTTTGGTTTAGGAAATCATTCACAAGTATATGCTAAGCTTGTATCATTTATTGAATCATCAAAAGGATTTACTTATGAAGAACTCATTTCTAATTTTGCAATAGATGCATTGCCTCACGAGCTGTTAGAATATATGAAAATTGCAGAAGCAAGTGGTCTTGTCAAACGAGAAGACTCTGCTACAACAGTTATGTTTACACCTAAAACAAGGAGGAAAAAGAAAGTCACACAGGAATATCTGGAAAAAACACTTTATAGATTAATGCTTTAAAAAGGAGAAAAAAATGAAGAAATTAGTTGTCTTGTTTATGTTATTTACTCTTATTACTTTAATTGGTTGTGCAACAGATGCTGATATAGCATCGCATAATCTTTCAAAAGCTGCCGACATGTTTGAGGTTAATCGACGTGTTGTCTTCTATAATGGAATAACAGACGAATATATTTTAACTATTGAGGGGCGTTGTTCAGTAGAATTCTATGTTGATAAGTTTATCGTGACTGTGAAGACTGGTCCAAATCAATTTAAAAAACATTATCTTGGGCGAGCTGATAATGTATTTCCATTTGTAGAGCAGATGAAGAGTTCTCCTGCAAATGTTTATCATTACCGAGTTATTTTTAAACCAAAAGCAATATTACCTAATATTGACTTAGTTAATTAAAGGAGAAAACACTATGATTAACTACCTATTCTACGATACAGAAACATCAGGCTTTATTTCAGGTAAGAAAACTATTAACGACCCAACACAAGCTTTTGCTGTTCAACTCGGAGCTTTACTTTGTGATTCCAAAGGAAATGAATTATTCGAAGTAAACAAAATCATCAAAGCAAACGGACGATACATCAACCCTCATACCATCGCTATTCATAATATTACAAATGAAATTGCTGATGAAAAAGGTGTTGAAGAAACTGAAGTCCTCGAGGAATATGCTCAGCTTCTTGAAACTGAACCAATGCGAGTCTGTCACAATGCAAAGTTTGACGAGAAATTCCTTGATCAAATGTTTCAACGCAATATGGAAAAACTTTCTGATTATAGTCGGTCTCGTTATTATCTTGAATCAACTGTATTCTGCACCATGCAAGATAAGAGAATTAAATCCTGGTGTGATTTGAAAAATGTCAAAGGCCACATCAAGCCACCGAAACTCTCTGAGCTATACCATCTTCTCTTTGAAGAAAAATTTGAAAATGAACATGATGCAATGGCAGATACTCGAGCAACCAAGCAATGTTTCTTTGAACTTATTAAACGAGGAATTATAGAGATATGAATCCTTAATAATAAAAGGAGAGTAAAGTCACCACCCTCTACTCTCCTTTTACTTTTTCACCTCAGTCCTAAGGCAAACCAAGATAGATAAAGATCACCTCCTTTCAGAGTGTTTAATTCTTTCTGCACTCTCCTCCACCAAACAAGTACGTAGGTAACCACCAAGAATATCTCCTGAACCATCTTCCTTCAGAAGCCAGAATATCACAGCAAATAGTGGAAGCTTGCCAAGTCGTACAAGGAGTTCCATCTTCAAAACATCCATTCCTACATAACTCATCATGTACCCACCAAGAGTCAGAGTTCTTAATATCAAATGCTCCCGTAGCTCCGTCTGACAGTCTTCCATAAGGAACAGTAATATCTTTATTATAACGAGAAGAGTGGTAATGAATTGTCTTCTTTAAATTGTATCTCATCTTTCCCATCATATTTCCTTTGTATTTTCATGTACTTGTAAATGAATATGATAGCCATTATTACTTCTGTTCGAATGAAACTTGCAGCAGTTTTTCTCTAATCTATCCTTATCATATAACCAGCGACTATTAACCCAATCTTCCACTGCTCTTCCATGACGGGAAGTGCTGCATCGTAAATCAATTCCTCGTAATGGAAGTGTTCCATGGACTCCGGAATCATCTATCCGATACAAACTTGTGACTACTTTCTCTCCAAATCTATCTTCTACTTCTGTTGCAAGGTTTCGTAACTTCAAGTCAATAAATTCCAACTGCATTAAATCTATTTTCATCTTGTTCTCCTTTTAGAAGTTCTTTTCTTTCTCTTAGTTCTTTTTCTCTTAGTTCTTTTTCTTGTCTTCCCAGCTTTCTTTGCATTCTCATCATAAATCCTGCCAATCATAGCACGCATTAAACTTTCATCTCTCAACAATCCTCTTGCTGTTTTAGCTACTTGAGCAGTTCCAGGAATACCACGTAACTTTCCTGTTACTTCGAGTATTTTAATAATAGATTTAACATCGCCTTTTCTTGCTTTAGCTAAAACATCTTGATTATAAATATCTGTATTACTAATCAAACCGACAAGGTCTTTGTTAATGAAATCAAAGACAGGGCCATAGACACCACTACCAAATTTAATACTTCCTCCAAATGGGAGTAGTTCTGATAATTCTTTTCCTGTTTCAAGAGCTATTTTAATTGGATCAGTTTCCCCTCCTTGAAGTTGTCTTTTAACTGACTGAATTGGAGCAGGTCCAGGAGCTTGAATACCTATTAAATCTTCAAAGACATAACCGAGAATTGCCATTGTAGAAACATAACGAAATACTCTATTAGCTGTCTTCCCAGGAGTCAATTCTGGATTCTTAATTCCAAGGACTTCTTTAGCTAACCAATTAACATGACCAATAGTAAATGTCTGCCAAAGAGTCATTATTTTTCCCAGCTCACTTCTCTGTATTGGGGCAACTTCTCCTCTTGCACCACTACTTTGTGTTCGAACTACAGTAGAATCAACTTGCTCTATCATTTCTTTCTCAGAGAGCCTGCCTTCTTTAACAGCTCTTTTTAACTCTGATTCCTTTGCTCTCGCTGTGATTTCTCGAGCAACATAATCAAGTTGTTTCATTCCCCAAGCAAGTGTGTTTCTGGCAGCTACGCTTCCTTTCTGCAGCTTAGTTCCTCCAATAGCACTAGTCGCATCACTAAAGGAAGTGTCCATTGCAGTTAATCCATCACCTTTCTCAGGCAAGGAATTATACTTCTCTCTGTCAAACTTAGGTTTCCTTCTCCCCAAGTCAGCCATGAAATCAAAACCAGCTTGAATAGTTCTACCAGGTCTTTCAACAAAAGATGTTTGAAGAGCTGTAAGCTGAATGGCTGTTGTTCTTAAATTCCCTACTAACGTAGCATTAGTTAGACTTCTTCTCAGCCTTCCTAATTGCTTTTCTACTAAATGAGGTAAAGGAGAATTACTCTTACCAACTAAACTATTACTCCAACTAATAAGTTCTTGAGCCAGACCTTGGTTAACTCCAGTATACTTGTCACTGAAATTAATCTTCTTTCCATTTGGTAAAATCAAATCTTTTGTCATAGCTTCTTTGATAAAAGAATTAAGTTCTGCATAATGAATCACAGGAAGCAATTCTGACATATATCTCTGTGCAATAACTAAATGGTCAAGTTCAAGTTTAACTCCATCTCTCAGCCCCTCTCTCGTAACATGATTAAAATTACCCATATCAAGAGCAGACTGAGTATGTCTATGTTTAATTGTCTCCAGAGAATCGTGAATTAGCGAAGGCCCTTGACGATTAAAATCTCCTCCAACTAATTCCTTAACATCACGCCAGAAATTTTCTTCTGCAAACCAAGCTACGAAATTTTCCATTTCTTTAATAGGTTTACGACCGTTCATTTCTCTAACCTCATTCATTCTTTTCAAACCATCTTGGAGAATTGGCTGGAGTTCAGTATTAAGCCCCTGATACTTTGCTTCAGGATTTACTTTCACTCCCATTTTATCCATAGCTTTCTCACCAAATTTACCTTTACTGATTTGCAATGCTCCAGCTTCTTTACGAAGTTTTTTATTTGAATATGTTTTTTCAATATCTTTAAATCTGTCTGTCAATATTTTTGTATCTTTTGCAAGAGCTTTATCTCTGGCTCGTTTCATATGAAGCAAAGGCTTAAGACTCTTGTGTTTGGTGAAAAAAGTTTCAGGCACAGTTAATCCTTGAATCAAACCACCAGATTTTAATTTAGGAATCTGAGCAAATTTCTCAAGATCTTTCAAGCCTATCTTTATATTTGAATTTGCTTTTTTACCTACGTTGACTTGAGTATCACCTGGTTCTAATTCGGTAATTTTAAAGTCCTTAGAACCTACTCTCGGCATTTCTTTTGCCGATGCCATAGGGCGGTCGAGTTTAACTGCTTCGGAAACTTTGACAATTTGTCTAATTTCTTTATTAGAAAAATCATTATTCTTGAGAAAGTCTCTCAGAGGAATTCCTGCTTGTTCTGCAAGCTTACCAAACTTTCTTACGTTATCTCTGAATTCTGGAGTTGTTTCACTTAGGAGTTGCTTACGAGTCAGAGGAATAGTTATTTTTCCAGATTCATTTCGCAATGGATCAAATAAAAGCTGAGAAATCTTTCTTACTTTTGGGGCATAATATACTTTAACATCTTCAACTAATTTCGGCTCAGCAGCTCTCTTCAATAAACTATCAAGTTGCTCCCCTGGCCGTCTGACAGCAGAAGTCACTTGATCTTGTACTTTACTTAATTCAGATTTAGTTGGAACTCTTTCAATTGGCTTTACTCCTTCTTGCTTTCCAACATCAATAGCACTGAAACCTTCAGCAGTATCTATCAATTGTTGATTCTTTACTTGTCTTTCTTTAATAATATCTTGTAACTCACCAGACTTAGCAGACTCTTCCATTTTCTTTAACAACTCTTTTGATTTCTTTGCTAAGTTCTTTTCTTTTCTAACTCTGTTTTTAATTCCTTCTTTTCTCAATTCCAACTTCTTCTTACCAAGATTAATAGCACCAGAACCAAATTTATGTAAAAATCCAAACATCATTCCTTCTGTGGTAGTATCTGCAAGTTGACTTAAATGAGGATATTTTTCTTTATCAATTCCTGAATTAATCCAATGTGCTGCCATGACAAGAGGTTCTACAGCCTTGCCAGCATAACCAACAGCAGCTTTTCCAATATCAGATTCAGGGTCAAGCTTACCTCCAAGAGTGCTAAACCAATTAGCAACCTCTTCTCCCATTTGAGTAATATCCTCATCACGCATTTCAGGAACAAAACCAAGTTTCTGCTGAGCCTTCTGTCCATACATAGCACCGAATCTTGCTGCTTGTGCAAAAGGCCAACTTGCCATACCATAACCAAGAGCAAGGGGAGTCTTGATAAAAGGATCAACAAACTCAAAATCTTTGTCTTCTGTGTCCGAACCCTCCTCAGTCCGTTCAAACATTGAACGCACAGGTTTCGTTTTTATTGCTTGTCCGCCAAAAGAAACTCCTGCAAAAGGGTCGTTAGTTTCTGCCTCTTTAGCTATTTCTTTTTCCTCAAATGTAGTCCCACTTTCAAACCTCGCCATGATTCTTGCAAGTTTATCTTGGTCAACATCTACCACTTTACTCTTTGAATCAAAACCAGTTTCTTTAGATATAAAATCAATATATCCCTGCGTATCATTTTCAATTGGCGGAGCATATTTATTAATAAAACTATCAATCGTATGACCTCTACCAGCATCAAGAGAAACTTGTCTCTTCAGAGCATCAAAACCTGAAGTAGCATTTTCAAATCTAGCAAAACCATCTTCTCCTTCACTTGCTCCTCGTTGACCAGCAAATCTCAAATTACCAGGATTAAAATTTCTACTTGCTAAAGTATCGTTAGGAATAGTAATACCAAAAGAAAGTTCTTCTTGAGACTTTTCTTCTTGTTCCAATCCAAAACTAACTCCCTCAAAAGAATCTTGCTTTTCATTGCTCTTTGTTCCAAAACTAATTCCAGCAAAAGGATCATTTCCTTTCATAATTATCTCCTCTGCTGAATAGCATTAAAAAATTCTGGTACAGTCATATTTGCAGCCTTGGCTCTACGGATAATCTCATTCCCTGTAGCAGGCTGGTCATTAAACATCAAACCTGGAGGAATGCTATAAGATAAAATTTCTTCGTAAGGTTTATCAAACCAAAACCAACCTTCATCTGTACCAGGATTTTCTTCGTGAACATAAACAACACCAGCGCCTGGACGATTATTTTCACTGTCAGCAAGACCAAGGGCTGTATCAATATCTGTCTCTACATCAGCAATCTTTTCTCTTTGTTCAGCTGAGAACTTATCCAAGGCAAGAATTTCATTAGGCTTTAAACCAATTGTCCTACCAAGCTTATCTCTATCAGCTTGAAGTTTATCTTCTTTATAACTAAGTTCATTTTCTTTCAGTTTAATTTCTCTTTCTTTTCTGGCACTCTCTGCTGGATTTAATCTATTCTTAATAGAATCAAGTTTAGCTTTTTCTGTATTAATCAACATCCTGTCTTTAGTAAGTTTTTCTGCTGCGACTACTTTTGCTTCAGAAGTTCTAGTTTCCTTTTCTATCTTTGCAACAGATTCTCTTTTATCTTTCATACTCTTAGCAAGTCTATCTTCTCCAAGAGCTTTTAAATTCTCTGATCTAATTTTATTATCATTAAACACTTTTGCTCGTCGAGCTTTTTCATCCAGCAACATTTTCATTTGTCTTTGATCAAGTTCACCAAATTGTTGTTCTGCTCTTAACAACATACCAATATCCTCTACATCCAACCCAGCAAAATCAAAACCAGCTTTACTAGGTTGATTAGAAAAATCCGGCAAATCATCGCCTCCAGAACGTCTGACAGATTCCAGAGGCTGCTGGCTGGCAAAACTTGCTTTTGCAGGAACATTTTTCATGTTAGTTGATATTCCACCATCTGATTTAATCGTAATCGCATCAGGAGTATTATTATCTTCTGTCGGCCCAAGCAATTTATTGTCAAAAAGAAATTTCATTAACTGATCATTTACAGGTTGATTTTCTTTTCTTGTTTCTCTTGCTCCTTTCTGAAGCTGTCTTCTCCTAATCAAATTACTTGCTCCTCTGCCTACAGCATTTCCAATTGTACCTGGGCCACTGATAGCTGCTCCAGTCTCCCCCAGGGCACGAATAAAATTTGGATCTGAAAAGAGTCCTCCAAAATCAAATCCTTGATTCATAGCATTTGTATTAGGATTAGCCACTATATTTGCCTCAGGACTAATTGTATGTTTCCCACCACCAAATAAATCTTCAAAAGCCATTTTTATATCTCCTTAAGTATTTATAGATCAAATATATCATATAGATTTTGTTCAAACTCTTCTAATCGCTTTCTTTCAACTTCTTCCATATACTTTCTTTCTAATTCCATTCTTTCTCTTTCCTGATTTAAATAGTTAGAATTATATGAAGGAAAAGAATTATTTGTTTGTGGCTCCTGTTGTGATTGATTACCAAATAAATTAGACATTAAATCAAGATAATCCATGCCATTTTCACTCGATAAAAAATCAAACATTCCTCCTCCACCACCATCACTTATTGGACTTGAGCCACCACCTAATCCTTGAAGACTGTCAGCAAAACCTCCTGTATAAGTACTTGAGCCTCCAGCAAGACTTTCTAGCCCTGTACCTGCAACTCCTTCACCACCTCCCATACCACTTGCTAATGCTCCACCACCATAAGCCATGCCTGCAATCAAAGCCGACATACTGGTTCTATCACTCACTTTACCATCAAGCCAATTTTCATGTTCTTCTGAGGTAAAGAAGTTTCCTGGGTCAGCAAGTTGCTGCGCAGGATTTGCCATTACTCCGCCAGGATTTAACCAATTCTTAGGTTCTTTCCATCCGCCAGAAAAGAAATCTTTGTATGCATCCTCAGATCTACTTGTCCAAAGCCCAGAGAAAAAGTCATTACCTCCATCAGTACTTTTAAAAGGATTAAAATTCAAATCAAAAATTCCCATAACTTACTCCTTATTTTTTATCCAAAAGCTCCAGCAATTCCACCAATAACACCACCAGCTAAAGCTGCCCAAGGATTTCCAGTAGATCCTCCCATAGCAGCTCCACTCATAGCACCACCAAGTATTCCTGCACCACCAGACTCGCCACCTGCACTGTTAGCCATAGCACCCTGTAGCGCTCCAAGATTAGCTCGTTCCTGTTCAAGCACTGAAAAAGGCCACATGGTTTCTTTAAGTGCATAGCTGTAGTTAGCAGTATCTGTGTCCATCTTTGTCAGTATCGCCATCTTCATAACATTAATATAAGTAGTAATCATGCCTTGATTCCAAGCAAGATGTTTGACAAATACTTCTGCGGCAACTGGAATTAACTTATACCTTAAATTTGCATCAAATTCAGCAAGTTTCTTCACCGCTCCTTGTTCTATAATACTTTTACCTATAACAAAGCTACTACTCATTACCGCATTCATATCTCGTATACCAGTTTGGAATCTCGGCAAAGCAGTCTGTTCTACTTCATCAGATATCAAATCTCTGTGAGCAACTACAGATTCTTGTATTGTAGTACTATGCTGAACATCATTAAGCACTTGATCCCATAAACTCTCTATATCTAGTCCTGCCATGAACTTACCAAACATATCATAAAGACTTGGAAAACTTGACATAACATAGCCGCTTCCAAAGAAAGCATCATCATAATCAAGGTCTGTATAACTTGTATATGGATTATTTGCTCTTGCAGTAACTCCAAAAGTCTGGGAATTATTTAAAAAAGTTTCATGCTTTGCTTCAATATATGGAGCATAACGAATAACACCTTCTCCACTGCTACTACCACTATCCTTACCCATCATTCCTCCTTATAAATAACAATAGTATTTACTTGAAAATAACTTAAAATTAAATCTCTTAGCTAATGTAATAACTCTTGGATTAGTTGTATTAACAGCAATGACTTTACAATCAACACTCTTAGCAATCTTTATAGAATCATCAAATATTTCTATCCAATTAGCATCGCTTTGATGTTCAAAAGCATATACATTTCCTATAAGTAAATATTTAATTTGTGTCATTGGATGTACATTAAGAGAAAAAAGTGCAACAAAAACAATCTTATCATTATCTATTGCAATAACACAATTCTTTTTACCACTAAGAAGGTCTTGCAACAGTGTAAGACAATAAACTCTTTGATACTCTTCCTCAATCCCATCTGTTTTAACAGCAGAAAATTTAATAACCTCCCAGAACTTCGGCACTTGTATAGCTTGTATTTTTATCAGCATTATTAATTCTCCTTACGAACAGTATCAAGGAAACTAAACCCATGAATGATACCATTAACTTTTAACTGGTCAATACTAAAATCCGCCCAAGTTGCCATTTTGAATTTAAATCTAAACTCAATACCATAACAAGGAAGGTAGGCAATTCCTCGACTTGTGAAGTTTACCCAAGGACTTGTTACCCAAGCAGCAGTATGATTAACTCTATACTGTACAGCACATGACATTGTTTGAGCAACCTCTGTGCTTATCTCAAGATTAAATATAGTTTTCTCTTTTCTTGTACCCATGTCATAGGTATTTGTAGTAAATTCAATAGTAGGAATAATAATAGCTTCTGGGCTGGTAATGTAGTTTGTACCAGTCTTCCTTCCAAAACCAGTAATATTAACTGGCCCAGCACCCATACTTTTAGTTATATAATTATAGACATAACCACTTGTACCATCACATAAATAAAGTAAATTATTCTCTTCATCATGAGTAAGAACAATGCCAGACATATCACTTAAAAATTCACTATAGCCTATCTTCTTTAAGCTATCACTCAATTCATAAAGTTCTCCTTCATTAGTAACAAACCAATGCATAGTGTTTGTACCAATCTGAGCATGCCTTCCTAAAGTTCCAATACTAAGAAGCGTAGTATAACCATAAATATTATCTTTCGGAGTCATCATTGCAATACCATTACTGCCGTAAACTATAACTCCGGCATTTAACTTAATAATATCATAAACCGGCCCAGTCCACTCCATTGGCCTCTCACCGGCAACATTATCATGCCCGATGGTAAAGTCCAGACTTCCTATATCACTCCATTTTACCCAACTATTCTTTGGCATCTCAAGAATAAAGTCACCTGAAATACTCATTCCAAAAGCAATATCATCTGCATCAATAAGACTACCAGAAATATAGTCCGCAGAAATAACCATATCAAAATCAATGCTATTAGTATATATAGTTTTATTCAACCATATACCAGATATCTCTGCATCAAACTTCAATACACCCTGGTCACGATTTCCAAACCTATCAAAGCCTAAACAGTTATACGTAATGTCAAGGTCAGGATTTCTGTCTGCTGTAGGATAAGAACTAAAAACTCCTTTAATAGCTGTCCCAAAGTTAATACTATCCGCATCAATATTAATATTGGGCATACTTCCAGAGACCTCAAAATCAAAGTCTATAACGCTTGCATTAATATCAATAGTCATTGTTTTATACCGTTACTTTAGGATTAGCAATCGTAGCAACTCCACCATCTGGCTCAGTCTGCTCACTACCAAAGTCAATATAACCAATTAATGGATCTGCTTGTGGAGTTGTTGGAGTATCATCATATATGATTGCTCCTGGACTTGGACCAATTGTCCCACCACTCGCTGTCCAAGTAACATTGTTCCAAGTAATCTCAGTCCTGTCAGTTGTATCATTCTCCGTTACCGCTACACCTGCAAGAGTTGCCCCACCAGCAGTATAACCATTACCTGTACTAAGTTCACTTGCACTCACATCAGCATAACCGTGATGTGTGTCTGCATTGAAAGTAAAACCTGTATCCATTAAGATAACCTTAAATGTATCGTTTGCAAAATCAATCTGTTTTGTTGCTAATGCGTATCTTGCCTTATTTGCCACTGTATTTGTCATTCTTTCTCTCCTTCTTTAGTGTGTTTAATTATGAATACCAATTATTCTGGTTCTTTACTTGCATCATATTCTTCCCCAGGCAATGCCCATACCTGAGGTTCTTCAAACTCTTCTTCTACTGAATCAACTAGAATTTCTTGTGTATCATCAACAGAAACAAAACTCATTAAATCTACTATAGAATCCTCTATCCAAGTATCTCCATTATCATCAGAGATTAACCAAGCTATTTCAGAACCTGCATTTATTACCATTGCACAATATGTCCAGATAAATGTAGTTCCAGTATGCTTTAATGTTTGGTAAGGGATACTTGTGTGCCCAAGAGCATAGACATCAACTTTTTCAGTAAAATTAACTCCTCCATCTGTACTTTTTATTAGGATACCATGAAAATCAGATAAATCAAATCCATGAATAATAATCGCTGTTGTATTCGCAGAAATAATACAAGTTCTTCCTGTTTGAGAATTATCATGCTTAGTCCAATTATTTCCACCATCACTCGAAACATATAATGAGAAAGTCCAACTCCTGCCTATCAAGACATAAATAACACCATTAGCATCTACATCATGATCTATATCACCCCAAGCACTTGTAGGAGAAGAACCAATAACAGGAGTATTTTTTTCTGTCCAGTTCAAGCCTTTATCTGTTGATATGTAAACATTCGCAGTTGTACTATCTAGATAACTTATATAAATATCCCCATTATCACCCATTTTTATTTTACAATCATCATCAACATCGGAATCAATTACTATTTCACTTCCCCAAGTATCTCCGTAATCTATTGACCTTATAACACATAAATTATCTGTACCAGCAGAACTATTTTGATATTGATAACTTATTATTATTACTCCATCATCAAGAGCTACAGCACTATGAGAATATGAAATAGTTACATCTCCAATATCACCATCTTTAAATGCTTGACCAAATTTATTTACTACCACTTTCCAGCCTTGATTTACATCATCCCTCTTAACTCCACAGACTATAGCACTTGTATAATCTCCATCACCATCTTCTTTTCCCCATACAAGGCCTACTAAAATTGTATATGTAGAACATCTAACAATCGTAGGTGGAACAATAGCTAAAGAATCAAACTCTGTTTCATCTATATAAGGATTCCCATCATTATACACAGGGTCATCAACATATTCCGATACGATTTGTATACTATCAACATCAGCAATAGGATCACTTTTTATTCCAGAGAATTGATTATAATCATAATTCGGTACACCTAAATAAATATTTCCATCATCTCCAACATCTACTGTCTGCTGCCACCAAGAACCAAGTTGATAAGTTATATAAGTGCCAGTACTTTCAAAAAACTTATTTTTGTGCCAGTGACCACAGGGGTCATGTTGATTAGATTCACTGTCTTCTGTCCAACGTGGATTATTAAGATATCCCCATTTATCAGGTTGCTCAGTAAAGTCCCAAGATCCACTATCTTTATCATCTTTCCAATCACCCATATTAAACTCCTGGACTTCCAATTAAAACTTGTCCATTATAATTACACATTGCACTTGCAGTAGGGAGATCAGTGGTCACTGTAAACTCCCCTGTGCTTGCTGTGCGAATAACATTAGTATCCCCGTTTGACATATAAATATATTCAATAAAATCAACTAACTTCCATGTATTATTAGCACTGACAGTTAACTTAAGTACTAAAGCACCAGATGTATAATCATATATTTTTGTCGCAGAACAAATGATTATATGATTTGATAAGACAAACAGTTGTGGATAAGGAAAAGCATCACCAATGACATCCGTGTCAATCCTGCTAAGTTGTTTCATTGCCTGCAACACATCGTCTTTGCTAATCAACCCTGTCATAGCAACCATTGCATGTTTGTCTCGAACAATGTTTTCATTCTTCTTAAGCCCACGTGCCAATGACTTCCCACTAAGTGTAAGACTGAATTTTCCATTCCGTAAGACTTCCATCACAACTCTCCGTTAACACTCATGTTAAGTTTACTTCTTTCACTAATACTATCTATATCAAGAGACTCTATAGTCTTCATTCTTTCTTTAATCATTGGAGCGGCCTTACGAAGTATATCCTCATAAAGCATCCCAGCATTATCTCGTTCCAGTTGACCCACTACACTCTGTACACTTCCTGGATCATTTTTGAATTCTGGGTAGTCGTTATGAAACTTTTTAGTAAGCGCATTTGTCTCAGCATGGTTTTTCATAAGATTTCCCATAACTTCTGGGAGCCTAAGCAACACTTTTTCTGTAACGTCAAATACAATAGCATCTCTTTCTGTTTGTGTAAATTCCATATTTATTATCCTCTCATCTGACTAACATTATGACTTTCTTCTTCTGCAACGTCAAAATCAAGTAAAGCGACTTCATTTCTAAGCGCACTAAGCCAATTCTTAGCATTTTCTGTTCCTCTTGAAAAAGATTCAAGTGATAAGAGTGCAGCACTAATTAAAAGATGTGGGTAGTTAAAAGACCAGAAATTACTATCAAGATCTGAAGATAAGATAATCTGACCAAACAAACCGATTACTTCAATAGTGTAAGTAGCATCAAATTGAGGCCCAAAGACAATCCCACGATAACCAAAACCAGAACCTTCTACTGCTGTCTTTGAAAGAAACTCAGCCAAAGAAGATTGCTCATCAGGAGAAATAGACCTCATATCCATGAAAGTATAATCACAAGGTGATGAAGCAGTAATTACTGAGACAGGTTCGTTATATTTATATTTAAAATCTGAAAGTTCTAATTTATTTAATGGCCATCGAGACTCATCATCATTGGCCCATACTTCATAAATCGCTCGACATGATTTATCAATTGTAATGGTATACTCTCCTGCAACAGGAGAAAAGAAAATATTTGCTTGACTGTCTGGAATTGTTACAAGTTTGTCTAAAAATTTCTGTCCTGCATTAATGTAAAAATCAGCACCATTATCACTGTAATCATCATTACTAGCATCAACTACAAGATCATATCTACCAGAAATTTTTACAACCTGTGTTCTTATATCAAGTAATGTCATAATAAAAACCTCTATAAAGCAGCGGAGACTGTTAATCCCCGCTGCGTAGTTCGTTCAAACTTTGAACACCGAGTATTTAACTTGCGGTATTATCTTCGCCAAAACCCTCAAGAAATGCCCAACCAATAGGATGGATAAGTTTCAAAGTCTCTTCTGTCAGATACTCTTCTTTAATACCATCTCTACGAGTATAACCAGAATTAGTTTTGCCAATTTCCTCAGAAATGTACTCTGTATCACGAGTTCTAAGTGGCTTACGTCTGATATTCTCAGGTTCAACAATGACCATTACTTTTCTCATTGTAACTTCATAGTTGAATAAAGGATGTGTCATGAGAGCAATAGAGCCGAGAGGAGTAATCCACTCACGGACTTTGATACCGTAGATAGTAGTATCAGGACCCCACATGAAATCACCATTATTCTGAACAAGTTTCTGAATGGCCATTAAAGCACCATTACCAACCCAGGCCATTTTATTAACATTGCCATAAAGAAAAATAGTTTCAAGCTGAGTATTCAACCAATCTTCCCCACCGGCAAGCCAGGATTTTCCAGCATAGTTAGAATCAGTTACATAATTACCAACTGTTCCAGCTGGACCACCATGACCATCATAAGAACCACGAATTGCAGGAATGATACCCATAAGAGTACGCTCAGGTTTATTATTCTCTCCCATGACGCTAGTGGGAACACCAAACCAGAAAGCTTTTTCTCTTTCCATTGAATGAGTTTTCAATGCCTCTTTCTGCATCTTAGGATATGCTTGAGGATTAGTCCGAAGTTTTGTGGCCATTGCAGTTCCAGTAATTTCCATTGGAGTACGGAAAATCTGAGTGTTGTTATACCACTCAGTAGGATCATAAGCAATTGCATCAGGCATACCAGCACCCTCAGCATTCATGTTACCAGAGACAAGGACACGAGTTGCATCGGCCATAGTGTTACCAGTTCCATTATCATCTGCTTCAAGAAGCTTAAGCTTAAGATAAGAAGAAGCACCGTTCTTAACTCGCTCAACACACTTGGTTACAACATCACCAGCAATATCAGCCGCAACACGAACGGTGATTTGATGACCTTCACGGAAATGATCTACATCAGTTTCAGTAGGAAGTTTAACATATACAAAATCTCCTGCAACACCACCAGAGACATAAGCAACAGACAAAGCAGAAGTAGTATAAATGTTAGTAAGTGTAGCCGCTTGAATAGGTAGACCCTGTGTCCACCAGTGAATTTTTACTGAATCCGTAGGCTCAGTACTCATTTTTGACATCATTGCTGTCAGTGGAGCATCGCCATTTGGAAACAAATAAAGAATTGTTTCGTTCCAATCTTCAGGCATTTGATTCTCAACCCAATCACCTGTACCTCGTAAACCAAAAAAAGTAGGTGGAAAAATATTTCCCATAATAAAACCTCCAAATATATAAAATTAAATAATTAAATAATTAAAACTATGCTGCCTGAGTTACCAAGCTAAACTCTGCTGTCGCCGGAGTGCCTTTATTAATATAAAGACTACCTGTACCAGCGGCAATATTATTATCAATAAACATACAACCTTGAGCATAACCTGTTGAAGCATCTGCAGGAACATCTGGACCAGAAGCCCAAAGAATATTTCCTCCTTCATCACGGATATAAACCAAAATATCCCCTGTTGTTCCAGCAGCTTCATTACCAAAATCCTCTCCAGCAAGAGTTAATTGTCGAGCAATTAAACTTCTCATAAATTACCTCCTTATTGAAGACCGCATTCAAATTCAAGCCAGATAATATCTCCAGGAGAAGTGGCATCATAACGGAAATAAAACATTGGAGTGAGTACTTCAGCGTCAGTAAATGTAAATTCAGCAACTACCGTAGGAGCTACACCATCAATTTTATATGTAACAACACCAGCAGCAGAAACTCGAACTTCAAGCTCATGTTCTTCTCCATCACCCCAGTCATCTGTAGTATCAGTAGTGACATTAGAAGCACCATCAGTAATGGTTTCCATGTTAATATCACCAGAGATATTATTCAAGCAGGCCAAGGCATCATATCCGTCAAGAGTATCTTGATAAGCTTCTGCCTTTCTAAATCCAAAAGCACACGAATCATTTCCAGATACATCAGCCATAGTGAAGCGCATCTTAGCAAAAAATGCTGGACTCTCACCTACTACAAAAGTAAGTTTGTTACTGGCCAAGATACCACCAGTATATTCACCTCCATCGTTATTAACTTTGTCCTGAGAGATATCAAGACCAGTTGCTACAAGACGAGGACCAAGTAATGTTTGCGTTCCAATAACATGCCATTCTAATGTACCTTCTGGAAACATAAGAATGTTCTCATCTCCAGCTGCTCCAGTTGGTGCTCCTCTGGCAAGTGTTGTTCCATTGGCAAGAACCTTGCCTTTCAAAATGGGCAATGAATCCATATTCAAATGCAAATAATTACCTTGAATTGATTTAACTGGTCCATTAACCTCAGCTCCACCTGGAATGTAAGTTGGCACGTCTGCGCCAAGAGTTGTAAAAAATCTTCCTTCTTCTGACATAAGTCTTCCTCCTAATTATAAGTCAATCATACTTGTGATCATCTTTTGGGTTGTTGTTTTGTTAACTTTCTGATTTCGTTTTTTTGAGCTCTGACGAGAAGAAGGAAATGCAGGATTATGATCACTCTCGGACTCTTTATCCTCTTTTTCTTCTTTTGCCTTAGGATCGATACCTAAAACTTTATACGCACGTGACGCAGCTTCTCTAAGAATATCAGCCGGGTTAAGTTGCTTACCCAGAGATTTATATTCTTTTAAAACACCTGATGCCACAGTGGATACATAATCTTTAACTGGCTTGAGTTTTGGATTCTCTGTGAAAAATTGCTTCTGAACAGCTTTTTTCTTATCCGCTTGATTCATGGATGAATTTACAATGTCTGTTACACTTGCAGTTGCAGAAGTCAAAGTAGCTTGGCTCTGGAAGTCAAGAGCATTTTGCATAAAAGATTTCATTGCCTTACGTTCATCGTCATCCCAGTCCATGGCTTTAGAAAGATTTTCGAAAGAATCATTTTCAAAAGGATTTTCTAACTGCTCGTCTTCTTCAGGCTTTTCTTTCTTTTCAATAATAGCCAGGAGTTTAGCTGTTTGGTCTTGAGAATTCTTAAGTTGCTCTTGCATGGCAATGAGTTCAGGAGAAGGAGAATCTTCTTCTTCTTTTTCTTCTTCCTCTTCCTCATTTTCTTCTTGTTCTTCTTCCTCTTCTTCTGACTTCCCTCCTCCACCACCTTTTAAATTCAAAGTATCAAAAAAGGTTTTTACATCTCCATCTTTTTCCTCTGACTCCCCTTCACCATCTTTTTTAAAAAATTTCAGTTTGCTTGGGTCAAAAATTAACATTTCTTACTCTCCTTCGTCTTCTTTCAAAGCGTCTAATAGATTAATAAAAACATCTTTTAAATCTAGAGCTTTCCTCTTAGCTCCCCTAAATAAATCATAGTGCCGACCAGTGTACTCTAAATCCGGGTCGAATAAAGCGTTGTCAAGCAACTTTGTTTGAATGTCTATTTCACGTAAGTAATCCTGATAAAGCGGACTTTTCATAAAAGTTTCAATAGCAGCAACATCTGAATTTATAAGCAACATATTATCATCTGAAATAGGCATCCAATTGTTATCTAATTTATTCATTCTTACACCGCCTGATCAAAAGGAATCAAGTTCCCAGCTTGAACCTGATTCTGTACTTGTTGGTTAGACTGAACATTTGTCTGTATGTTACCTCCACGCTTAACAAAATCATTTACATTCTTAGCTCCGGCATTACGAGCAATGTGTTTGAATATTCTCACTACATCAAATTCCTGCGAAAGCTCTTCATTATTTCCAATAGCCTCAAACATTCTCAACCAGACTTCAGAGTAATTTCCATTAGGCAACGAACCATCACGGACAATAACATCATGATTAATATCTATATCCTTTGGAGAGACAGCCATTCTTCCTCGGTCAATAGACTGGCCGTACTCTTGCAGCAATACATCTTGCCAATCACCAGCAACATTTATATATTGTTCCTTAGTCATAACTTGTTTTGTATGATAGGCGAAGAATTCTCCAATGTCTTGAATTCCTTGGACTCCTATAATTCTTGCATTTCGTTCTAAACGAGATATTTTCCCTGCTGCAGTTCCTTGAAATTCTGCCTTAGTGACTCGCTCTGGGCCGCCTTGTCTTTGCATACCCATAGAAGAATCATCAGTTCCTGAAAGCATTTGCATTCCAGAAAGCAACCAACTAGAATCTGCTACATTTCCTCGAGTAATATCCGTTACCTTGAGCTGTTGAATTGCATCACCTATTTTACCTCTACCATAGGCAGAACGTCTCATACGAACAAGTTTCCCTGGCTTAGGATTGCGAAGATCTTTAGAGGAAATAAGACTCGGATCGTAAATAAGCGTATCGTTGATAGCTTTTCTTACATTTGCCACATGAGAGTTTAATAACCAATCAAGTAGTCCTTGCATACCAGAGAGCATTTCAATCTTACTAACCGGAGAGTTGCTATATCCATCATAATCAGGAACAATATTAGAAACAGGAATAAGTTTGTGGTCAAAGTTAGCTTTTCTAGCAGCCAAGACTACAGCATCAGAAGCGATCTTAAAATACCAAATCTCAGGTTTATCCGAGTCACTCAGGTTATAATCAGATGGAATGAGTTTGATGTATTTTTCAATAATTGTATAAGGTGTCCGACCAACATAATTGTATTTGGAACTTCCAGATTTAAAATATCTTCCTGAGTTATCTATTTGATATATACTTGTTCCGGTCTGATCAAGGCCTTCTAAATATCTGGCATTGAATAAATGCTTAGGGTCGTTTAACTCTTCTTCTAACAAACTTACATAGTTATGATCACTTACCCAACCAAAGAACTCACCATCTTGTAACTTATCTGCCGAGACGTGCGGATCAGGTAGAATTCGATAAGGATCGAGATTTAAAATTGCATTGCCTTCAAATGTAGGAGTCTTTTTCCAAATAGGAACAACATAACCAGCACCGTAGACAAAGGCATCTCGGAACATGGTGTGAAGATTAAGTATATGTTTAAATTTATTCGAGTGAAGTGATACAACCTTTTCCAGCAGAATCGCCCCTATAACATCTCTTGGCCCGAAGCCTGAGTACTGGAAAATTGGATCTTGAAAAAATGCACTCATCATGTAGGAAAGCAGAGTTTCTAAAATAGCATAAGAATGTGGATAGACAATAGATACAGGCTTTCTGTCATCATTATAAAGCACATTCTTTTCTTCATTATCAACTCGCTTATACGCGGTCAGAGTTTTGTCTGATTCCTGCCAAGAAGAAAAACGAGAATTCATGTGTTGAGATGAGTTCGTTGCATACTCAAGCACGAGATTCAAAATATTATTATGTAATTCTGAGCCAGGCTTGAAGTTTAAATCCTTAGGATAATTGTACTCTATATCCTTTTCATTAAGTCTTTTCACATCTCTTCGAGCTTGTACTGCACCATATATTATACCTGTCATATTATACTCCCGTCACCAAGTAAAAGTTCTTCTGTATCATAATCATCTTCCAAATCATCTTCTGCATCAATATCTGCATATTCATCTTCATCAAAGTCATCTTCTTCTGCTTCAAAGAAAAGAAAAAACATGTTGATTAAAGCAGTTATATAAGCCAAAGCGTCAATTAAATCCTTGCGTTTAGATTTAGGATGCCATTTGAGTTGATTTTCTAATGCAGTGCAATTACTTGCATTATGATAAATCTGCCCTTGAGCATAGTAGTTAGATAATGCATTTGAAATTCTCAAGTCCTTGTCACCTCGAGCATTGAGTTCTACATACTCAGAAGAAATTCCTCGTATTCTAATTTCATTTCGTATTGGTTGTGAGATGAACTCATGTAAGCCGGTTACTTCAACTGCCAGGTACCGAGCATTGTAAAGCAAGCATTGATTAAACATTTGGTCATAAAGCACACTTGGCTTTACTTTCTTTCCCCAAGAGTCACGGACAAATATCTTCCGAGATTTGCGGTGTATAGAGACTACCATTACTGCAGACTCAGCACTAAGAGGATTAATAGTCCTTGCAGGATCAACTATAATCAAGGTAATAAGTTCTCTAACAAGAATCTTTTCTGTCAGTTTAATTTCAACCCCCAGTTTGTTCAACCTTTGAACAACGATAGGGTGATTGTGGACGATTAAATGATCTCCAGCTTCTTCGTAGTGTTTGAATGATTCAGGTTTAAATACAGCATTTTTTATATCTATTGGAATATTCATACGCTCCATATAGAAAAGATCTGATTTTCCTTTTTCTACATGATCTGCATATTCTTGTTTAATTTCCTTAGTCATCATGTAATTAGAGTCATAAGTATTAAAATCCGCATCACAAACACTAAGTACTCCATCAGGAGTGTCAGGAAGAAGTTTAGGAAAATCTGCTACAGTAAGCCAATCAGAGGAATCAATAAGAAGCTGAAGCAAAGCATCACGATGTTTAATAGTATCGATATATAAGAACTCTGCTGGCATCCCTTTATTTTTTCCATCTCGTTCTCCATAAGGTGATTCAGATTTCATCAAATCAGAAAAAAACCAATTAGATAAAAATTCTCTTTGATCATCAGAACGAATATTATCTGTATTTTCCAAATCATCTATGATGAATAAACCTGGTCTATGTCCCATCCAGTTCTTACCTCTTACCTGCTGTCTAGCTCCACGAGGAAGTACGTAAACATCACCATAAGCTACCCAAGATTCTTTACTAAATCCTTCTTTAAATCCTTTTTGAGAAAAACTCACCTTACCGAATATTTGATTAAGATATTCATTTTCTATAAGTAACCTCTTAATATGCTCTGTTGATTCAATCGCACTTCCAGAAGAATTACTTACATAGGTAATAAAACGACGCTCACGGAAAACGATTGCTTTTATACAACGTATTTTAGCAAGCGTCGTTTTACCCAAGCCACGGGGAGCAGCAAGAGCTTTTTTAAGTTTCGTCGGATGGTCCATAACTGCAAACATCTTATCATGAAGGATAGAGAATTCACTTGTTACTTCATCAGGAAAGAATGTCTTTGCAAAGACTTTAGTGCTGCGTTGACAGCGGAGCAAAAGTTCTTGTAGCTTGGGATCATATTTATCAAAATTGTTTATCATAATATTATTTTAATAAAATAATTAATTGTACTCCAGCATCAACTTCATTACCTACAATATAAGGAAAGAATGGTTTCTCAGATTTTTCTGTATTGAAGTATTTGATCTTATTATCAAACTCTGTGGCAGCAAGTTCGTTGAAATATGGATAACCACTAGCATCAGTTTCGCGTACAATAATACCATCATCTGTAGCTGTAGGTTTCATTTCTAAACTTTCAATACACATACCCGCAGGGAAATCTGTTGCAGAATCCCAAGGAGTAGCTCCATCAAATAAAATATTCAATCCAAACTTGCCTTTTGTAACTGTATTTGCCATTTTATTTCTCCTATAATCTAATTGATGTTCCTACATCATTAAGTCCGCCAGATTGAGCTCCATCTATAACTACTGGTGCTGGAGCATCTTCAAGCAATCCATGAGACAGGACTCGTGAAAATCTTTCTTCATCAGTAATACTTGCCTCATAAATAGTTCCAGAAAACAAGCCGTCTGAAAGTATTTCATAGCAATCTGTAATATCAAAGGCCATAATAATACCTTAAAACAAAAGAACCTATGATAAAAAGAACAAGAGTAATAATCTGTGGAAGATATAAGACTGATTCTCCTGGACCAAATTCTTCCATATATTTTGCATTATCTTCTTCCATATAAGTAATAATTTTCTGGTTTAGTTCAGTCGTAAATCTTTCTTGTTCTGATATAATAAGCTCAGTTTGTTTATTATCAATTTGTTTAAACAAGTAATGAATTGCGTTAGTTCCAGAATTAGTAATATCACAAGAACATTGCTTGCAAACATTTCCTTCTGTTTTAAACGCAAAAGGATCTTTCCGCAGCTGAATAAAAAAATCAACTAAAATCAAATCCAAATTATCTTGACTTACTTTTTTCTTTTGAGCATAATTTCTAATTCCTGCAATCATAATCTCATAAGGATTATTAAGAGAATAACCACCTTCTATCCAAAGTTTCTTTGCATCAATTAACATAATTTATTCCTTTATGCTTTTACTTGTCTCATAGCTTTACGACTTACTGTGACAGTGTCATCAGTGTAAGCAGCAGTAATAGTTCCTATTAAATCTCCTGCATCATCGTATTGTAAAGTATTTCCATTTGCAATAGTAATTTCTTTTTTATTAATTAAATCAGTGATAAGATAATCGAGGTCAGTGTTATCAGCCTCAATTGCTGTTCTTACTTCCGCAGCGGTCACATCTGTCAATCCATTTATTAATCCTGGTATAGTTGTACCAGTATCTTCAAGGATATCATTAGCTACACTCGGAGCTGGACTTTGGGTCGGCAGTACCACATAAATTGTTCCAGATGTCGGTTGTGTTGTCCACAAGGAATCCACCGTTGCGATTTTGGTTGCTTGGTCATAATCTATAATTACTTTAGCTTGATCAGCGCCTACTCCAGCAGATAAAAATACAACTTGATTGTTATAAGCATCATCGTCACCTGAAGCTAAAGTATTCAATGTAATAGTAGAAGCCCCGCCACCTTGAGCAAGCCCTTCATTAACGTGAGTATTCCCTGCATCTGATGTTATAATATATTCACTTGTAGCGTCTGGGATTACTTTCCAATCTCTGTTAACATAGGCTCTTTCAAGCGTGCCATTGTATTCAAATATCTGTCTGCTTTGACCTACTCCTGTTCCACCCACAATAGATATAACAGCAGGGTCATAAGCCCCATCAACATCACTTGCATCTGAATCAAGATTTATATATATTGAAGTGTTGCTGCCGTCACTTGTTCCAGTTAAAAGTATATCGGAAGATAATTCATACATTCGTCTGCCAGTACTTGTGGCTATATGATGTGAGCTTGCTGTTAAAACTTCATCCCATGTATTATCTGTAGATGTTGTTCTATCTGTTACTGTTGCATCGCTTGTGGTATCCGTAACTGTACTTGATACTCCATAAAGATTTACTGTTGCTGTAGTCGTTCCTGATAAATCTATAGGACCTGTTGTACCTATAAACTGCACTGTCTCTGCTGCTGACATTGTAATATCCAATGACCTTGTGATGCCTCTTATCTCAATATCTGCGCCACCTGTTGTAACTGTCGTTCCACCACCTCCGTCAACTTCGTGACTCATAATACAATCAGAATCGAGAACATAAGTTGCCCCACCATGATAGCCTCTATTGTTAATGTAGGAAGATGCCCCATTACCAGCAAAATTGAATACAGGAGAACCCGAACCAGCTACAAGCGAATCACCATTTTTCATAAAAAAGAGACCAGCACTACCTGCTGTAAATTCTCCTGCTGCTGCACCAAAGCCACAATCAAGCATACCACATGGAGGTAATGTTACTGCTCCAAATTTGACATTTTTAAATGCTGGTGGTGTTACTGTCGCTGTTCCAATTCCAGTGACCAACACGCTTGGCCCTTCTACATAAAGACCCTCAATTGATTGACCATTTAAATCTAAGCTCCAGTTTTGACCGCAGATAGAATAAGCATCTGAGTTTGCAGACAATTCTATAGCTGATCCATTATGAATTCTAAATTCTTTTATATTTGTAGCAGCTGATAATGTTAATGCTGCTGCCCAAGTAGAGACAGGATTACCTTTAACCCCATCAACTCCTGGAACTGTATTTGTATTGCTAGCATTAGTGTCCACTTCAATTCCATCAGCATAACCACCGACACCCTGATTAAAAGCTAACCATATTCTATCAACATGTAGCGTTGCTGTAGAAAGGGCTGTAGCATAATAACGTAACCTGACTTTACCTAAATTTGCTGCTGTTCCAACCATAGCAACTGTTAAAGGATATGTATGCTCTGTTATTATTGCAGCAACAGTCCCCGCGAGTTCTCCTACTTGTACCCAGTCAGAAATATTCCAATCGTAACCAAAAACATCTAAGTCATCATTATTTCCTGTTAAAGCTTCATCAACAAGAATCTCAGACGGAGAGCCAGAACCAATGGCAAATTCATAGTATAAATCCATTGTGCCACCATCATCGGTATGTTGATGGCTTACACCATTTATAGAAGTAGTGTCACTTAATGTTCCGCTTGATTGTGTACCTGTAGTTAAATTATAATCTGAAGCTGTTGTACTTACTCCAGCGGCTCCAGTTTTTAATGCTGCTAATTGGGATCTGCTTGATGGTGCAGTATCGTCTGTATATCCTGTACCATCAAATTGTGCTTCAAGATTATCTGCTGCTGTTGAATCACCCGATATTGCAACTGCATCGGAACTCATCCTACCAGACACCAAAGATGTTGGGAGCCTTGCAATAATAGTGTCCTGCTTAGCTTCTGTCGCATCTCCACCTGTTCCGCTTGGTGCTTCCTCAAGTGCATTTTCAGTGAATCTTCTTACACCACTGTCATCTTCTGTGGTTTCCCAAAGATGGTCTAATTTACCGCCATTGGTTTCCATTTCTGTTCGGATTTCGCCTACCGTTGGGGATGAACCACCTGCACCTGTTACCCATTCTGCATCACCCCTGTCTCTGATTGCTTCAAGAGCATCTGTGGCAGCACTAAAACCAGACCAATCACCGTCACTGGCTGCCAATTTTGCTATTATTGAATTATTTACAGGGTCATCGGAATCAGCTACTGCAACTAAATGGTCGAGTTTAATATCGGTTAATGCTGTTGCAACTTCGGCTGGTGTTGCTGCCGTTCCTGCTGCATCTGGCACGGTCGTATTAGCTGAATCTGTACCACGCATAAATCTATTCTCAATACTCCATTCAGCTATTACCGCTGCAATACTTTGACTATCAACAGTTTCATCTGGATATAATAAAAGAGAATAATCAGAACCAGTAGCGTAAAAAGCATCTGCTGATAAATCAATTGTTATTTTATGAATACCAGTCCTGCTGTCAAAATCCTCGTCTAAAGTTATACCTGCAACAGACCCTGTGGCATTACCATCTTTTATAACTTCAAAGTCAGCAGCTTCTAAAGCACCAGAGAATCCAACACGTCCGCCATCTCCATCATTAGTGCTATAAAAAGTGTATAATGTAGAATCTTCTGAGAAATCTCCTAAATAATTCATAAGAATAACCTTATTTTAATTTTTATCATGCTACTAATCTCTGTCTTGTTAAACTGTTATTTACTAATCCTGCATTCAACTTTTTAGGCAATAAAGTTTCGCCACCTGATTCTGTGTATGTTAAATATATTGATGCATTGTGGACTTTGGTTGAATTTGAACCTAACCCCTCCCAAGGACGTGAAAAAGTTTCATATCTCCATGATTTTACAAGGGTAGAATCATAATAATATTCAGCATCTACGTTAGCAGCTGCACCTTGTGAATTAACAAATTGGATACTTAACCAATAATCTGTTGATGCTAATATCGAAAAACTTTCCCCTGAAAAATCTAACTCCATAAAATCGTTTATTTCATCATTTTTGGTGTCGTAGCCAACAGGCTTATCAGAAGATATTATTTCTCCTGCATCTGGTGAAGCTCCAGGGGTAGTGCCTTCATACAATCCTAATTCAGCAATTCTTATATATGTATCACTTAAATTTTTCCACGCCAAAGACATAGATTCAACTTCACCCTCTTGCTCTGATGTGGTTGTGTATTTAACACCATATCTATTTCCAGAGGCGAGTACAGATAACGATGCACCAGCAGTAGTGTACCCAATATCAGGGTCAAGTTTTATTGGTAAAATAGCAGTGTCAAGCCATTTTTGGTCAGGTAAGGCAAAAACCAAAACACCATCTTTAATTTCTTGAGTGCCTTTAATTTTCTTACTGAGTGAATCAGTCCAATATGGCGCATATAAATGCCCAATTTTACCACAACCATAGTTAGCAATAGTATTACCTTGCTTATCCTTATAATGATTTACATTATCACAATAGACAGCATAAGAACCGACTACATTATCAGGTCTAATACACCCTTCTGCAATTTCTTCGACTGTTAATTCGGGTTGATAATAAAAAGAAACACCTTCTGAAAACAACAATTTATATTTAGGTGCTTCGGTAGGCTTTTTATAAAATACACGCTCTATTTTTAATCTATCAGGATCATTTTTAAACGTACTTTCCACATCACCAACCCTGACAGATATTAAATCTTTATCAACTGTCTCGGTGACTTTATCCGTAACCATTTGAGATTCATCATCACAGATATTTAAGAAATATTTTTCAGAATCAGACTCAAGCTTGTAAGAAAAATTAACAGATGGCGCAAAATAGTCTGTTGAACCGCCTATCTCCACTTTTAACCGCTTATCATCAACAGCTTTATAAAGAGTTGGTTTATCTGTTATTTGTATAAAATCAGTCAAGTTATTCCCTCATAAACTTTAATCAAAATAAAGTACAATAGAACCATTCTTTTATTGCCTCTTTGATTTAATCATATCACACCAAGCCTCAGGCATTGGATATGAATCCCACTGAAACCCGTTTTTTAAACCTTTATCCAAAAGCACTGTTTGATGTATTAAATTATTATGTAAAATAAACCATCCAGGTAAACTTAAAACATCGCAAATTATCTTCTGGTCTTTAGGTTGCCATTGAGCCAGGGCTTTAAATAAACTTGCTATATAAAGACAAATGTGGACTCTGTTAAATATGATATATCCTTTTTATTTAATCTTCTCTTCAATAACCTCGAGTTTTATTTGCATTTTCTGCATAGTTTTAACTTGCTCTTGTCGGAGCTTCCTATCTTCTTTTCGCTCAACAGTAGCTTCATCTTGTTGTTTTATAATGAAATTAAACATTCGATTAAAGTCTATATCATTGACTTTCGTGCTCCAGACTTTTTCTGCTTTATCACAATGTTCTTCTATTTTTTTAACTGTATAAGCTCGATTTTCTTTTATATCTTGTGCTTGTGCTCTGTCAGTATCTGCATTTTGATATAAGAGAAAAAGCATCAATGTGCAAACTATTGTTCCTAATCCAGGGGCTACAAGTTTAAATATCCAGGTTTGAACAAGTGCTTCAAGGTGTTTCATAAAAATACCTTATTCTAAATAATCAGTATTAACATCTTTAGAGTTCTCGTTGAGTTCTTCGATGTCTTTTGCAGTAAGAAAACTATGCTCGACTTTAATTTCTTCAGGAACTTTATATCCAGTACGGTCAAGGTTATCTCTGGCTGCTGCGAGTTGAACTGAGAAAGGAGCTTTAGAATCCTTGTCAAGAATATCTGCAATGACAGAAAGAGAGGATTGGTTCAGATCTATAAGCCGTTTCCTTACTGAAATAACTTCCTTATCAAGCTTGTCGCTTAATCCATTCATGAAACTCTGGCAAATTGGATCTCGGAGATTAGCATAGATTGTGTGAAGCTTACTTCCTGTTTTTTCTGCAATTTCAGCCGGAGTATAGCCGAGGACTTTTAATCTGGCAATTTCCTTATGATGAGATTTGAGTTGTTTAAGCATAATAAAATCCTCTTTTTATATTTAAGAGAGAAGATAGATTTTCTTTTTTATCTGATTTTGTGAGAAACACTTCAATCCAAGAAGAATAATTTGTAGTATAAAGAAAAGCATCATCTTCCGGTAATCTAAATGGAAGTGCTGGTATAGGGATGGTTGATACAAGTTTTAATTTTTTCCTCTGCACAAGCTGAACTCCTAAATAAATAAACCATACGGTCACGTTTCATAATCTATATAATAAGGATAGCAAAAACCGAGCCAGAAAGCAAGAATTATTTTGTACGGTAAAAGGTGTATTTGAGAATTAAAAAAATCTAATAGAAAAAAACCTTCCTCTCTCCCTCCTTTCTACTCCCTTTCTTCTTTCCTCATTTCGTTCAAACTTTGAACGCCCATATTTCTGAAAGGAACTGTTTTGCTTTCACTTTGCTGAATGTTCTTTTTCTCTGATTTCTTTTAAAAAACTTTGAAATCGTACAAAGCCGACTTATAATAATAAAATTTAAAATAAATGTGGTCCGAAGGGTAGTAGGCGTAGAATTTAAAGTTTCCCCATCGGATTCTGACAGAGAAGTAGAGAATAAAAATTGGGTAGGATTAAAAAGAATCAACAAGAGAACAAGACAAAGGTAATGAGCCTATGATATAGCTGTCAAAGTATTGACGGTAGATAAGTATCTGATATTGTTGGATAATCAGAGCGACTGTCAAAGTGTTGACGATATGGTGTCAAATAGTTGACGATACAAGAGAGAGAAAGATAAGAAGTAAAGGTATGTTACAATAATTGTCATGATATGACAGGAATTGTCACAAATTGAACAAAGGAAAACAAAGAAAGAAAAGGTGATAAAAGAATTATCTAATCATTCCAAGCAGTTAACAAATACTTTAAACTTATGGCACAGGGTATGCAACAGAAGAAACCAGAAGCAACACAAGTTGTTTTTAAACTTTAAAAAAGGAGAAACAAAATGGAATTAATACCAGAAGAAAAATTGAGTTTAAAAGAAATTTATCGTTTATTTAAAGCAAATAAAACAATGTATGAACATGGGCTAATTACAAAAAAAGAGTATAAAGGATTAAAAGAGATTTTTACACAATTTGAAATTTATAACTCAAAACTAACAATAAAACTATAAATTCTCACCACTAACGATTCCATAAGGATGAAACCGACTTCAGTCAGTATGGTGATACATAAGTATTGCTAAAATATAAGAATAAGGAGTATTTATCATGGGCACAACAGATGAAGTAATTAAGGCAATAGAAAAATTAATCGTTGCAAAAACAGAATATTGACGATTTTGTAAACATGGTCTGTATTTCTATTAAAGGTCATCCAAATGAACAAGAATGGATAGCTTTTTTGCAAGGATTAGAAGATGATTATCAAAAACAACAACAAATAAAATGAAGGAGTATTTATCATGGCAAAATCATTATTTGACACAATCGAAAGCGGAACAATGGAAGTGACGCACGATGGAGCGGATGCAATGTTTGACTTACCAGCATGGATGTGTGAAGCAGGAACGATTCTTGAAGATGAAGAAAAATTGCTTGAATGGGCAAGAAAACACAAGATCCTCTTGAATACTTTTCATGCAGCATTAGCAAAATGGAAGATTGACTTTTGTGCAGTTGTCAGACCAAAAGATATACCAGGTAAATTGAAGGGCGAAAAAATAAAAGTGTCGCTTATAGAAGATATTGAGAACGCCCAAAAAAGAGCAGATGATTTTAGAAGTAAGCCTGCAACCAGACCAGGAACAGGCGGAAAAACACCAGAGGAGAGAATGAAGAAAGCATCTAACTTGCTCGCAGGATTAACACCAGAGCAAGTTGCAGCAGTAATCGCACAAGCACAGAAATAAAACCTCTCAGGAAGGGTTTAACCGCCCTTCCTTAGTCCGTTCAATTATTGAACGCCAATAAAAGAGCTTTTTAACTGGGTTTGTTTTTAAAGTTTACAAAGATATACGTTTACCTACACCCCCTGGTAGGCGGGTTTTGAAGGAATACTAAGGAAAGTTTAAAAACTGAGGAATTTTTGAAAACTGGGGTTCTCTTTTTTTTTTTTTTTTT